ATATTTGTGCTTGCTCCTCATGCCAATAATCACCCGTCTTCATCCAAAGACGGGTGTGGTTATCTATGGCTTTAAGTATTTGATGGATTGGAGCATTCCAACACTCCCTCTCTGGAGTGTTCCATTCTCTTGGCACGGGATTACAAGTGAGTGTATATCATTATAACGAAGATATTCCAATTGGCATTGACCGGGACTAATCTCGGCGTAACCAACAATCATAAATGCAATCAATTCCATCATTTTTTCTTACCACCATTCTTTGCCTTTTTGGCAGTGGCATTTCCAGAGTTCTGTTTTTTATTGTTGGCAGAACCTGCTCCACCAGAACCCTTTTTACCTTTGTTTGCGGACTTTGCCATTATGCTCCACCTGTGCGAGGTTGTACTTGTCCTTCTAAAACTTCAACTCTTGCTTCAAGAGATGGTTCAGCAACAGCAATCTCTGGTGTTGGTAGTTCTGGCGGTGCTTCTACAACTTCCTCTCTGCGAGGCTCTTCTTTCTTTTCATCATCCTCACCACCTTTCTTCATCGTATTAATACCAAAGGTAGCAGCAGATGCTGTGAAGACTGTAGCAATAAAGGTAGGGTCCATTTTGGACAACATACCTGCATAACTAGCAGTTAAAAGAGCAGCAGACCAACTCAAGATAGAAATACGAATAATTTGACCCATACATTTTTCTTTTTTGTTTTCCATCAGTTCCGTGTGATGAAGTCTGTCTTATTTAGGTTTTTAGAACCTAAACTTAACATTTGCGGACACTGCGGTGTTGCTTACACCATTATTAATCTGATGAACTCCTTGAAGACTAATGACTTCTCTATAGTCAAGAGTTGCTGATGCTTCAATTGCATTATCGGTTGCATAAGAACCTTCAACACTTAGACCAAACAGGTTTTTCTTCTTACCACCAAAACGAGTCTCAAGTTTCAGACCTGCTTCACCAACATTATATGTTTCATTGACTCCAGCAACACTTCTTGCTGATTCTGATGAACCAGTTTCTGCGAATGCGTTTCTTGTGTAGTTACGAACAGTATGTCCAACAAAAGGTGTTACGTGCTTATTGACGTGAATGAAAAGTCTATTGTTGACCCACCATTCTTGTCCAGCAGTCTGACTATCATTACTGAAAACTCCAGCAACGTTTCTGGAAACACTATAGTTGTTCTGAGCAAGACCAGCATTCGTCAGAAGTGATAAAGTATTACCTCTGAACATATTGAAGACACCATAATGACCCTTCATCAGTTTAGATGTGCTGTCTGAACCATTCAGATTCAGAGTTATATTATTATACTGACCACCGATAGTCCAGGTTGGTTTGATATCAATTTCTACACCACCACCATAGATGAATGAGGTTCCAGAATATCCATTCTCTCCTTGTGACCAGGCATAGTAGTTCTTACTGAAAACTCTAACCTTTTCTTTTGATTGAGTTGGTTCGTGATTGAGAAGTCCTTGTAGTCCTTCACCAATCTTATCCATAACTTCGTGCTGATCTACACGACCATAGAAGTCAGCATACTCGTGAGAGGTTGCAACTGTACTTGCTTGTGATGTGGTTACAACAGCAGTTCCATTTGTAACTACAGTTGAGTTATCACTATAAGTATCAGTTGTGACTGGTGTTGTTGTGGTGGTTGTGACTGAAGTAGTTGTTACATCAGTTTGAGTGTGGCGGTTTACTCTCTGTCTTCCACCATCTTCTGTTGCAGTATGAGTAATGGTTGTTGCTGATACAGGAGCAAGAACCGCAACTGAAGAAACTACATTATTAACCGTGCTGGAACTGACTAAAGTTGGTGGTGGAGGTGTTCCACCAGTTTCGTAAATGTCTAAAATACCATTTTGGTTTGCATCACCAGAAAGTGCTGCTGCAGAAAGATTAACAGTGCTGGAAAGGATAACATTATCCATTGGCATCCAGTTTACTGTTGGAGAACCAGCAGCATTGTAGGTGAATTGATAATCACCCGCACCAAGTCCCGTGAAAGTTACACCCTGCCAAGTTGATGATACCTGACTGTTACTACCGTAAGGAACGAGTTGTGACCCGTTAGAAGTAAAATAGTTTACTCCATCCATCAATCCGTCTGGTCTTGTTGCTGAAAGTAAAGTCCAGTTTACGGTTGTTGGTGAAAAGTTGGTTCCATTGATACCTTGTAAAGTTAAAGTACCTTCGTTAAAAGTAGTTCCAGGATGCCAGTTACCATACCAGAAAGTAACTGATCCTCCACCTCCACCAACATATCCGATAGAGTTGGTGTGAGATAATGCTGCTGTTGGCACTCCAAGTAAGAGCACAGACGCTGCAGCCAACGCCTTTTGCGTGTAGGTAGGCATAAAAATAAGGTGAGTTGGTGTGGTAGAAATTCTCTAGAACTACCAAACACAACTCACCTTGGTGATGGTCTGAGTTGCAGTTTCAACTCAATGGTTGAAACTATTTAGTCATCCCTTCTTCCATGATTCACCTTCTGCTTTTCTTCTACGTGCCAAACCTGCTTCTACATTTGAACCAGGATTACGGTACATATAAAGAGCATCAGGAACTAGGTCCCACTCCTTATTTTTTAGGCGTTTAGTAATAGTATTAAAGTTATCGCCACCGTAAAAACCGGCACCAAGATTATAAGCAAAGCTGAGCAGAGCTCCTCTTTTTCCATCTGACATTTCACTCCAATGTGGGATTTTTCTGAGTGCAGGAAGAAACTCTTTTTTGCACTGTTCAATTAAAAGTTCATCTGCTTCTGCTTGGGTGAGAGTATCTCCCATTTTGAATGCTGAACCATCTTTCTTGCGAGTAGAACCCCAACCGATTGTGATTGGAAGTCCACCAGTCAAAGGATCAGGATATGCCTTCAAGTGGCATCCCTCAAACTCTTTGATTAGTTTGATTCCCATTTGTGGGACATCATCACCACCTGTTACAGGAGCTGCAGCAGCAGGGGTTGCTGGTGCAGCACTAGTCTTTTTTCCTCTAAAAATCTCCGCCCAATCTACATTATCCTCAAGATATTTGACTGGTAGGTTATCTTCTAACCACTGAACTGCTTTGACATGATTAGGATTTCTTTCATCATAGAACTGAAAGAAATTATGTAGGTCAATTCTTGCCATTGTTGCCTCCGAAGTATTTTTGATAAAGTTGGTTTGCTTCGACGTGTTTGCCGTGATTGGTTAGATCTTTGATACGTTGTAAGATCTTCCTCTTGAAATTAATCGAAAATTCTTCCCCATCCATCGTTTCCTCCTGGACACCAACGGTGCTTAAGCATTGCTTTGGTATAAATGGTTTTCTTACCATTTGTCACAGGACCAGTGTAATTGTCATTGAGAGAACCATATGGATCGTTCACAAAATATCCTTTGCCATCTGGAGTCTTACCGATTACAACACACATGTGCCCACCAGTAGGTGCAGATAAAGAACCGCGGTGCAGGATACCAATAACAACAGGTTTCCCAGCATCAAGACTCTTATCAATATCAGCAAAAGAAAGATTGTAACTAAAGTGTGACTTAACTCCATAACCTGCAAGTACCTTTGTTTGTACCGCATGGTCAGTCGTGTCACCAATCGCAAATACTTTCTTGACGTATTCATCGTCGCCTTTAATGCTTCCTGGCTTGAGGAAAGCAAGGCACATCGCACATGACGAACTGTTACAAGTTCTGTGTGCATCTCTGTAGTTGTCTACTTGATTAAAGTATGGAACTGCAAGAACCTCTGGTGTAGGTGGTTTGGTTCTGAACATTCCAATCCAATCAGTTTCTGCATCATCCAGAAACTCGGCAGGTAGATTATCCTCTAACCATTGAACTGCCGCAACATGATTTGAATTCTTTTCGTCGTAAAATTTAAAAAAATTGTGAAGGTCTAGTGTCATCTCCCTCTCCTATGAACTCTAATGAGAAAATATCATGATCTGGGATTTCTGGATCCAACCATTCACTAAATTCGGATTGAATCGCATGGGCATTCTCAATATTTTCTTCACAGAGAGTATGAATACGATCAACTGCCCAATCATGTGTCGTTCGAAGAGTCTCTTCCAAAGTTACCATAATCTTTTCGCATGTAGCGTCCTAGAATATTGCTATTATAGTACGCTGGTGTTCCATCGTCAAGAGACTCGATCAACACATTATTTAGGAAAAGCTGTTTGGTTTCTTCGTAGTTGCACTGTCCTTTTGTTGTATGGAGGCTAAGTATTCTTCTGTCGCAGGATGCTCTGCCCCAAATGTTAATATCGGACTTGAGTTCATCACTGGAGCCGTAATACTTTTTCCAATCGGACTCTGCCTTAACTTTTCTAGATTTTCCTCTTGGTTTGCGGAAACTCCAGAAATACTTTCGACCAATATACGAACGATTAGTTGGACGGCAATGTATATGATATACAAAACCAAAATAATCTTGAATATGATCAGAATCAAATACTTCCCCATTGTAGAGCCAGGGATTCTCATAACTCATATTAAAGTATCTTATGAGCTATTATTTATCTTCAACGGAGACAAACCTAGTCTAGCAATAAAAAAGCACCCCTGTCAAGAGGTGCTTAGGATTATGTTACGATTGGTCAACGACCCATCTGCTTAGCATACCACTTCTCAAAATCTTCTCTCTTCTTATTTCCTCTTGGTGGCATTGGAGTTCTTTCTCCACGAACGGGTTCATACTTTTTCTTTTCACCTGCTTCATATTTTTCTGGATTTTCACGAGCATGTTGTGCTTCAAGAATGTCTTTGATGGTCCCCTCATCTAATTGAGACATAATAGCAATTGCTTCTTCATTAGTATCAGCATGTCCTTCTGAAACTAAAAACTCAAGAACTACATCCCAAGTGTCTAACTCAACTGATTCTTTATTTACTTTAATTTCTCTCATTCTAGAAGTTTCTTCACGAGAGCGAATTCCTCTCGTTCCATCTATATCAGAATCAGTGTGAACATTTGAACCTGTTCTTTGATTTCTTCTTGCTGCTAATTTATTAGATCTAACAGCCTGATGAAACTCTCTGTTTGGAGCATCAGGATTAGATCTAGCAAATCTGCGATTTCTAGCATTTACTACTTGTTGAACCTTTTTATCAGAGATTTCGTCCAGTTGTTGAACTTCTTCACCAAGTCTTGAAGCGGCACCTGCTGCCTTGCTGGCAACCTTTCCAACCGCTCCTGCTGCCTTACGAAGACCTCTTCCAATCATGCTCTTAACACCACTCTTAACCTCTGCCTTCTTCTTCTGAACAGCACTAGAGACTGTGTGAGCAGCAGCACGACCTGCTCTTCTTGCCTCATCCTTGGCAATAGAAGCAGCAATACCAGCACCAGCAACGGCACCTTTGACTTTTGACTTAACTCTTTCCTTAGCAGCAGCCACTGCCGTCTTACGTGCTTCTCCACGTCTTGTAGCAGTGGTTGATTTTTGATATGCTCTTGCTTCTTTGGAACCAGCAGGAGCATATGGATTGAGTTCCATCAGATATTGAAGTGCTGCTTGCTCTACAACATCAGCAGCCTCATCAATATTGTGCCCAAATTCTAGGTACTCCTCGATGAGTTCTTCTACAATTTCTTCAATCATTTCACAGGAGATTCCATCTCCCTCTTCGTAAATGTTTTGATAAGATTCGTATACTGCTCTTAGATCAGACGATAACATTTTTATACTTATTGGAATTCCTAGGAATATTTATAAAAAAAGAGGGTCAATGACCCTCCATCCATTCTTTACAGTAATCATAATCACCAAACATGAACTCATCACATTCTGCTGCCTCTTTATAAGCATTCAGAATTTCTTGTTCACACCATTCATCATAGTTGGAATCCTGAGAAAGTATCTTTGGTAACATCTTGTTTAATCCCACCTACTATGTATGATTCAACTTCCGTTTCTTGAGGTGCCACCTGGAGACCCTTTGAGGAGATCCAGTGTTCGGTCCAAGGAAGAGGATTGTTTTTTGCAGGAATGTCATAAAGTGGTTTGAGTCCGATTGCCTTCATTCTACGATTTGCAATCCATTCGACATACTGTTGTAACAATTTGTCATTCAGACCAATCATCGAACCATCTTTAAACAGATACTCTGCCCAAAGTTTTTCCTGGTCTACAGCATTCTCAAATGCCTTGTAGAACCATTGCTCTTCTTCTTTGGCAATTTGTGCCATCTCAGGGTCATCACCCTCCTTCCACTTGTTTAGAATATTCTGAGTAATAACCAGGTGCTGGTTCTCATCACGAGCAATCAGTGAGATGATTTTTGCACTTCCTTCCATAAGCTTGAGTTCGCCAAACGCAAAACTACAAGCGAAGCTGACATAAAAACGAATACCTTCAAGAATATTAACGTTTGCAACTGCTCTGAAAAGTTTTCTTTTGAGTTCATACCTTGCTTCTTTTGCGTAGGGTACTTGTTCTAAAGCATGGACCCACTCATTTGAATTATCATACTGATGAGCACTATTGATAAAATCATTATATGCCTGAGTCACACTCATTGCCCTTTCCATAATACGATCCTCTTTCAGAATCGTATCAAAAACTTCAGATGGGTCTGAGTAAACGTTCTTGATGATATAAGTGTATGAACGGGAATGGATCATCTCCATAAACTCCCATACCTTCATACATGCCTCCAGTTCGGGAAGTGAGCAGTATGGTGCAAATGCCATACCAGGTCCACGACCCTGAACAGAGTCCAGCATCACCTGATACTTCAGGTTGCTAGTAAAGATGTGCTTTTGCTCTGGGCGTAGCATATGATAATCACTACGATCTTTTTGAAGAGATACCTCTTCGGGTCTCCAGAAATAACCCAATTGCTGTGTTGTTAGTTTATCGAATATTGGATACTTGTAAGAATCATATCTTTGTATTCCAAGTGGTTGTCCAAAAAACATTGGTTGCTTTTTGGTGTCTACTTCATTGGAGTTAAAAACGGTCATTGATTCGACCACTGCTTTATCCTCCAAACCTGTCTTAAATCTTACAAGACTCACAATCTTCCTCCTCTGATTCTAGAATATCGGAAATTAAATTCTCAAGAGACTGAC